TTCTTTGCATCATTTATTAGACATCGTGTAATACCAATAACTAAAGGTACAAGAAAATCACTTGTTATGTGGTTCGGCGGTACTCCATTTAAATGAACCGAGAATTATATTTTGCAACACCAATTTACGTTAAAGACGTTGGATCACAAGAATTCAACTCTAAATTAGAACAGAATATTATTAATTGGTCTAATCAAGATAAAGGTTTAACTAGAACTAATATGAATGGTTGGCATTCAACTGATGATATGCACACAAAACCAGAATATAAAGAACTCGTAGACTTATTATTTCAAGCACAATTTCATATTTACAAAGATCAGAATTTAGATTCAGAACCATTTTTAGGTAATATGTGGGCAAACATTAATCCACCAGGTGGATATAATAGACCACACATGCATCCTAATTCATTATGGTCTGGAGTTTATTATATCAAAACTCCAAAAAATTGTGGACATTTAAAAGTAGAAGATCCAAAGTCTGTATCTTTAATGTCTATGCCTAGACGAAAAGATGGACCAATAGATTCACATCTTTGGAGAGAAGTTCACTTTGAACCAGTAGCTGGAAGATTAATTATGTTTCCAGCTTGGCTTAACCATTGTGTAGATCCAAATCAATCTAATGATATTAGAATTTCAGTATCTTTTAATTTCATGCAAAAGTGTATGATTACATGAACTTTCAAACTAACAAATATCAAGTAATTAAAAAAGCAATACCATACGATCTTGCTAATTTTATATTTAACTATTTTCTACTTAAAAGAGACGCTGTTAATTATCTATATTCAAATAATCTAGTAGCGGAAAACGGTATGTTTGGTACTTGGAAGGATCAACAAGTTCCAAATGTATATTCTCATTATGCAGACTTTGTTATGGAAACATTATTAATGAAAGTAATGCCTATAATGAAACAACAAACTAATCTTAATTTAATACCAACCTATTCTTATGCTAGAATTTATGAAAAAGGATCTATTTTAAAAAGACATAAAGATAGACCAAGTTGCGAGATATCTACAACATTAAACCTTGGTGGTGAAGCGTGGCCAATATTCATTGATCCAACAGGAAGTAATAATGTAATAGATGAATATAAGAATATAATGAAACCAGATGCACCTAAAGGTATTAGAGTTGATTTAGAACCAGGTGATATGTTAGTATATTCAGGTTGTGAATTAGAGCATTGGAGAGAAGAATTTACAGGTAATATTTGTGCTCAAGTTTTCTTGCATTATAACCATGTAAATGGACAGTTTGCAGATTCCAATTTATATGATAAAAGACCTCTATTAGGATTACCACCTTTTACTAAAAAATAGTATAAATCAACAAATTTGGTGGTATAAGTAAGCTTATGCCAATTACAAAAGTTAAATTTCCACGTCCCGGTATTAACAAACAGGATACAGCTTATGGAGCTGAAGGCGGTTGGACTGACTGCGATAATATGCGCTTCCGTTATGGAGTTCCTGAAAAGATAGGCGGATGGCAAAACGTTGCACCACCATTACATCTTATTGGTGTTGCAAGAGATATCCACAATTATACAGATTTAGCAGGAGACTCATTATGTGCTATTGGTACAGATAGAAAACTATATCTTTATTATGATAACAACTATTACGATATTACACCTCTATCTACAACCATAGCTGCAGTATTTTCATTTACATCAGGAACGACGATCGTGAATGTTACAGCAACTTCTAACGGAGCGGTGATGGGTGACTTTGTTACATTCTCAGGTGTAACAGGAGTAAGTGTTGGTGCAGCTGGAATTACCAATACTACAATGTCTCAAGAATTTGAAATTCAAGAAATTAAAACAGCTAATACATTTACAATAGATGTAGCTCAGCTTGGAACACCTACTTTAAATGATACAGCATCAGCAACTTCTGCAGCATTTCAAATAAATATAGGAGCTGATACTTCAAAATTAGGTATTGGTTGGGGCGCAGCATCATGGGGATTTTCTACTTGGGGTACACCAAGACCAACGGGAGTTATTACACAAAGACCAAGAATATGGGTATTAGATAACTGGGGTGAGGATTTAATTGCAACTATTTATGGTGGAAAAACATATTACTTACAGACAAGTACATTTATAGTACCAAGAAATACAAGAGCAACATTACTTGCTAATGCTCCAACACAATCTAATTATATGATTGTATCTTCTCGTGATAGGCATTTAATATTTTTAGGGACAGAAACAACACCAGGTTCAACTTCAACTTATGATCCGATGGCAGTTCTTTTTGGTTCACAAGAATCTATTACAGACTTTGTACCTACAGCAACCAATACCGCAGGTTTTCAAAGATTATCATCAGGTAATAGAGTTGTAACAGCCGTTAGAACCAGAGGTGACTTAATATTACTTACAAACGTATCTGCTCACCAAATGCAGTTCGTAGGACCTCCTTATACATTCTCATTTAAACAAACCGGTACAAACTGCGGAGCAATATCCCCACACTGCGCTGTAGAAGCGGAGAACGTTGTTTATTGGATGTCTAATGGCGGATTCTTCCTATTTGACGGGGTGGTAAAACAGATTCCATGTACTGTACAAGATTATGTTTACAGTGATATAGATGATGAAGAACAAGGAACTACTTTTGCAGGAGTTAATCTTCAATTTGCAGAAGTAAGTTGGTTCTATGCTTCTCAAAATTCAAATTACATTAATAGAGTGGTAACTTATAATTACAGAGAAAATCTTTGGACTATTGGAACTTTAGCTAGAACTGTTTGGGCTCCAAGAGATATATTTGCTTATCCACTAGCAGCTGATTATGATGTTAATTCAACGTCTCAAGCTCAACCAACAGTTATTGGTGTAACTCCTGGAAGAGCTACTTTATATAACCAAGAATACGGTAATCAAGCCGATGGTGAATTTTTACCTGCTTATATACAAACAGCTGAATTTGCTATAGGGGATAGTAATGATTCTATGTTTATTAGACGTTATATTCCTGATTTTAAAAATCAACAAGGTGGAGTTCAAATGGAATTTTTAGTAAGACAATACCCAGGTTCAACGGTCCAAGTTGCGTCAAGCACTGTAGTTTATTCTACAACAACTAAAGTCGATATGAGGGCCAGGGGCCGACAAGTGGCTATTAAAATGTCAACCGTGGATAGCGGATCGTCAACAGCAACTACATTTAGATTTGGTACTTTACGTATAGATGCGCAGCCAGATGGACTGAGATAATGGCTAAACTAGATCAACCCAGATTAGCGAACGCTACACCAGAATATACACCAGCTCAATTAGACCAAATTATTAGAACATTAGAGCAGATGGTATTACAATTAAACAATACTTTTACACAAGATGTTCAAGATACTAACGAAGCACAAGCTTGGTTTTTTATAAGTAAAGGTGGGTGCTAATGTCTTGTGAAAATGTAAATTTAACTTATGATTCTTCTTTACCTTATTATTTAGCTGTAGCTGAAGGTAAAGTTTCTGGAGTTAGTTCTGTAAATTTATTTGGATTTAGTTCTAATGTTTCAACTGGAACACCTGTGACTCTTTGGGAATTAACAGGTACTACTGCTTTTACTTTTCCAACTACTGCAGGACAAGTTACATTAGTAAGTTCATCTGCATCAGATAATACATTAGCAACAGTTCTTATAAGTGGTGTAGATTCAAGTTGGAATATATTGACTGAATCTAAAACTTTAAATGGAACAACAAATGTTACTACAACTAATTCTTTTTTACGTATTAATAGTATTATTTTAACAGTTCCAGGAACAGGACAAACAACTAATGTTGGAAACATTACTGCAACAATAGGTGGAGTAACTAGAGCTAGAATTGATGCGGGTATAGGTAGAACTCAACAATCTGCTTATTCTGTACCAAATGGTTATACATTTTATTTAACTAATATTAATGCATATTCAGGAGATGCAAACGGTAATGGCTATGTTAATTATAGAGCAGTTAGTACAAATAATGATTTAACTTATCCTAGAACATTAACTGTTCTTCAAACAACTTGGCAATTAAATTTTTCTATATTAAGACAAAATCCATTTCCTTATACTCAAAAATCAGACGTACAATGGCAGTATAGTATAAATAGCGGTACACATTCTGTTGCTGTTATTATAGAAGGGATATTGGTAGCTAATTAATGTCTAACGTATATAAAAGAGTATTTTTTGCTGGAACTACAACAACAAGTGTATCGGTATATACTTGTAATGCTACAGCTCGTGCTATCATTCAAAACATTCAAATAGCAAATCAATCAGGATCTAAAGTGGTTAAAGTATCTGTTGCAAGTTCAGCAACTGCTACAACTTATTCTACAACTATTGTAGCTTATGCTTCTATTACAGGTCCAACAACTTGTAACTTAGCTAATGGACCAATCGTATTACAAGAGAATGACGTTTTATATATTGACACAAGTGTAGCAAGTAGTGTAAGTGGTATTATATCACTACTAGAAGTAAATAGAGGAACATTGACGAATTAATGGAAGAAATAAGAGTTATTTGTGATTCAGAAATTGTAATTACAAATATAAAGACAGGTAAAATTTATAAAGATGAAGAAGAAGTTAAATTAGATACTTCTGTTAACCCAGAAGATATTAAAAGAGATGTTAAAATTATAGTACCACCAATACCTTTATTTAGTAAAACATAATGGACAATCATAGAAAGAGATTACAGTATTATAAAGAACAGGGTTCTGTTTTTAATAACGTTTTAGATATAGGAGCTTATGAAGGCGAGTTCTATACTATGTTTAAAGAGTTCTTTCCTAATGCAAATGTATTAATGATTGAAGCTAATGAAAAAAAAGAATCTATATTAAAATCTATTGGTCCATATAAAATAGCATTACTTGGATCTGAAGATAATAAAGAAGTTGATTATTATATATGTAAAGATGGAGTACCCACAGGAAATAGTATTTATAAAGAAAACACTACTTATACTTTTGAACCTGAAAAAAGAAAGGCAATAACTTTACCTACTTTATTAGGCTCTGACAAGGGATTTGATTTAATTAAAATGGATGTTCAAGGGTCTGAATTAGACATTATTAAAGGAGCAATACCTATCATTAAAAGAACAGATTCCCTTTTACTAGAATTACAGACATTAGAATATAACTTAAAAGCACCTATGGCATCAGAAGTTATATCTTATGTACATAACCTAGGGTTTGATTTAGTTGATATACTTAACTTAATGTATTCAGAAAATCACTTGATTCAAGTGGATGTTTTGTTTATAAACAGAAATAGAAATGAATCCTAAAGGCGGAACAGAAATATTAAAAGAACAATTAATAGCTCAATTAGAACCTGGTTCAATTGATGGAGTTAATTTAATTGGTTCTATTTGTCATCCTTCATTAATACAAAAAGATAAGAAAAATGTTGTTTGGCAACATTTAAGTTATGATCAACCCAACGTTCAATATATGCGTGATCGTAAATATGTAGATTCTGTAGATTATTTTATTTATGTAAGTCACTGGCAATACAATAAGTTTAGAGAACATTTCCAAATACCAGAATACAAATCATTTATAATTAAAAATGCTACACCTAAATTTGAAGTAAAACCTAAATTAACTGAAGGTAAAATTAAACTTTTGTATACTTCTACTCCCTGGAGAGGATTAGCTATTCTTATTAAAGCAATAGATATTTTAAATAAAACTAGAAATGATTTTGAATTAGATATTTATTCATCTACTAGAATATATGGATCTCAGTTTGAAGAATCTGAAAAAGGTAAGTTTGATGCTTTATTTGATAAATGTAAAGGAACAGATAATGTTAATTTCAGAGGATATGGTTTAAATGAACAAATAAGACAAGCTCTTCATGATACTCATATTTATGTTTACCCATCTATATTTGAAGAGACTTCTTGTCTTGCAGTTATAGAAGCTATGTCTGCAGGATGTCATGTAGTGACAACTAATTATGGTGCTTTACCTGAAACATGTGGTGAATTTGCTACAATGATAGAATTTGATTCTAGTGTTCAAAATTTAATTGAAAGATATGCACAAACATTGAATTCAGTGCTAGACAACTATAAGAATAATCTTTATAAAGAAGATCTTGAATTACAGATAAAGTATTATGAGAAATACTATTCTTGGAATACAAGAATTGCAGAATGGAATAACTTTTTAAATTATGTCAAACAAAAAGCAGATTAAATTATTTATAGCAACACCAGCCTTTGGTCATCAAGTTACAACTAACTATATGAATAGTGTAATGAGATTTGTATCAACATCACATCCTAAATTACAAGTATCAACAGCAATACATTTACAATCAGGAATGGCACTCGTTACACAAGCTAGAAATAACTGTGTAGCGTCTTTTCTAAAATCAGATTGTACACATTTTCTTTTTATAGATGCTGACATTGGATTTGAACCAGAAGCAATTTTTAGATTGTTAGAAAAAGATGAAGATGTAGTCCTTACACCTTATGCTGTAAAAGGCTTTGGTCAAAATTATGCTTTACAATTTATAGTTCATTTTCCAGATAAAGATGATGTTAAATTAGGTAAAGATGGCTTTGTAGAAATTACAGCAGGACCTACTGGTTTTATGATGATTAAAAGAGAAGCATTTGAAAAATTAAAAAAAGCATATCCAGATAAAAAAACAGTCAATAAACAATTAGTAGGTAATAAAGTAGAGATAATGGATGAAGATTGGTTTACATTCTTTGAAACAGGAGTTGATCCTAAAAATGGTTATTTAGGTGAGGATATTTGTTTCTGTAAATTATGGGTAGATATAGGTGGAAAAATCTATGCAGATGCTACAACAGAATTAACACACTTTGGTGGCCATGCTTTTAAAGGCTCATTAAGCTTAATGTTTAAACCAAAATCTGTTGACCTTACTATAAAATCGTAGTATTTTATACGTTTCAGGATATTTTAAGCCTGCCTTAACAATTAATTAATTAATGCAAAATTACATATGTTTAGACATTTATATGCTAAAGGCGGGATAAGTTCATTATCACAAGCCAGACATTTATTAGAGAGACATGCACCTAAAGGTGAACACTTAGCTTATATTAATAGAGAAGAAGCTAATTTACTTAAACGTAGAGGTGGAGCAGGAATACCTGTAAATGAATCTGGAATACCTTCTTATTTTAGTCTTAATCCGGTTAAATGGGTAAAAGAAGGAGTGGACTTTTTAGGAAGTGCTGCAGATAAACTTGTTCCTAATGAATTAGCAAAACCATTAATGTATGCAGCTCCTTTTTTAGGACCTGTATATGGACCTATAGCTTATGCTGCTGGATCTGCAAATAGATCTGGTGGTAAAATAGATTTATTAGGTACAGCTTTAATGGCAGCTCCGTATGTTCAATTTGGAGGAAATCCAGCTGCTACTGGTTTAGAATCTTTATTACCTACTGGTTATGGTGGATCTCAATATGGTATATTTGGAGGGGATCAAATAGGTATTGGATCTGGAAAAAGTTTATCAAGTATTCTTTCTAATAAAGTAGATGAAATTTTTAAAAGTCCTACTAAGACAGATATGCTTTATTCTGATCCTGAATTTATGAATATAGGAACTGATAGATCAGCTGGACAATTATATGATGAAGCTAAATTAACTACCGCAGCCCCTGGAGACATTACTCAAGTATCCGGAGCAGAACGTGCTCAAGATGTTGCTAAAAGTATTGATCAAACAAAAGCAGTTATAAAAGAACCTGGATATACTGATATACTTAAAAAAGCAGTTAGTGGAGATGTTGGAGAAAAATTTGAAGCTATCAAAGATTTAAGTGGTAAAGCATTAAGAGATCTTTACACAACTCCGGTAAGAAATGCAGCTGGTGAAATTGTAGATTATAATTTAGATAAAAAAGCTCTTATATCTACTTTAGCAGCTGGTTATACTTATTATGATGCTTTACAAAAAGCTAAAGAAGCTGGTTTAGATGATAAAGAATTTAACGAAGATGTTTATCAACAAGAAAAATTATCTCCTTATAAATCTACATATTCACAAAGATTACCTGCTTCTTCTTTTGGTATACCTGCAGCTAAAAAAAATGGTGGAAGAATTGGTTTTAAAGATGGTATTGGACCTATGAGTAATAATAGAGTTTCTCAATTAATACAATTATTAAGAGATGCTGAAGCAAAAGGAGATACAGACACTGCAGAACAAATTAGATCTGATCTTTATAGAGAAACAAAAAAAGCTAATGGTGGAAGAATTGGTTATGAATCTGGAGATTTAGTATTAGAAGAAGGACCTGTAAACAAAGAAACTAGATTACAAATGGAAAGAGCAGCTAAAAGAGCAGAAGCAGAATATATAAAAAGAAAAGCTGAAGAAAAATTATTAGATGAGAATTATAAAAAATTATCAATGTATGATTGGAAAAAAACTCAAAAAGAATTATTTGATATGGCTCCAGAAGAAGGATATGCACCTTTACCTGAACCCATAAAACCACAATTAACACCTAAAGAAAGAGGTGTAATGAGTATTAAATTAGCACCTTCTAAATATGATGTAAGAGGAAATAAAAAAGCTAAGGGTGGAAGAATTACTAAAAGAAAAAATTATCTATTTGGAAATATTGTTAAAGCAAGTGGGGTAGCAGAACCCGTATCTTCAAATATGCCAATACCATTAGGATTAATAAATAATACTGGTGGTGGATTCGGTGGTTTAATTAGACAATTAATAAATCAAAATCCTCAAATGTTTGCAAAAAGACAAGTTACAGATAGACCTGTCAATGATCTTTATCAATATTATTTAAATAATGAAAATGATTCTGATGTAAAAAATCAAATATTAGAAGCTAATAGATCTAGATTTAATAGAGCTAATGGTGGCGTTATGGATGTTGCACCAACAAGAATGTTAAAAGGAGGAATACCTGAAATGGATTTAAGAGCTAAAGGAGGGTATATACCTTATGGCAAAAAGGAAAGAGCAGATGATGTGCCTGCTATGTTAAGTAAAAATGAGTTTGTATTTACCGCAAAGGCCGTTAGAAATGCAGGAAATGGAAGTATTAACAAAGGCGCACAAAAGATGTATAAGTTAATGAAGTCTTTAGAAAAAAAGAAGGTAAACTAATATGGCAGATCAAACAACTACAACGATAGCACGTCCGGCCCCGTATTTAGAAGCAGCGGGTCAAACTTATTTAGATTTATTAACACAAAAAGTTGGACAAGCCCCTACTGCTGAACAGTTACAATCTTTATCACCACAAGTTGCTGCTCAAAACGTATTTACACAAGGTGCTCAACAATTAGCTGCAAGTCAAGCTGGTTTAGGAGCCTTACAATTTGATCCAACTACTGGAGCTGTTACTGGAATAGGACAAGGAACAGGTATTGCAGGATATCAACCTTATTTACAACAAGCACAAGCTTATTCAGGTCCTTCCGCATATCAACAATTTATGTCTCCATATCAACAGGATGTTATTAATACAACTTTAGCACAATATGATGTACAAGCTCAAAAAGGAATTGCACCTCTTGCAGCTAGCGCAGTTCAGTATGGTGCGTTTGGTGGAGCTAGAGAAGGAATTCAAAGAGCTGAATATCAATCACAATCAGATTTAAATAGAGCAGCTTTACAAGCTCAATTATTACAACAAGGATATGGTCAAGCTCAACAAGCAGCTCAAACAGGATTTGCACAACAAGCTCAATTAGCTGCATTACAACCTTCATTAGCTCAATCACAAATTGCACAATTAGGTGGGGCAGGGACAAGTGCATTAGCTTATCAACAAGCTGTATTAGATGCACAAAGACAAGCTGCAACACTTGCATATCAAGAACCATATCAAAGATTACAAACTTTAGGATCTGGTATAGGTGGATTATTATCTGGATATCCTCAATATCAACAAACAAGTTCACCATCACAATCCATTAGTCCATTAGCACAAGCAATAACTACTGGTGCTGGAGTTTACGGTTTAGGAAGTTTATTTGGTGGTAAATAAATATGTATAATAGAGTTTTAAAAAGACCTATGTTCAGAAAAGGTGGTCCAGCTGTTCAAGGAACAGGGATCATGTCTCATGTTGAACCAAGAAAAAATTTTAGAGATGGTACACCTTGGAAAGTTGCTGAGGGACCTGTAACATTTGAAGCTATTAAACAAGGTAATGTTGGATTACCACAGCTAACAAGAGAAGAAGTTGAACAAATGTTGTATGCAGGAAAACCTGTATCTGAACCAAGTACTGCAGAAAAAGCTTTATTAATTGCACAAATAGCAGGTACTCCTGGTGGTCTTTATGAAAAAATAAAAGCTTCTTTACCTACAACTGCTGGTATTTTAGCAAAACAAAGAGAAAAAGTAGAAAAAAGAGATGAAAAAGTTGGTGAAGTTATGGCTAAACAAAACCTTGAAGAAAGACTTCAACAAATAAAAGCAAATGTACCAGGAACAACTCAAGAAAATGCAAGAGCTCAGTTTAATGCAATGACAAAAGGATTACAAAGAGTTGAAGTAGATGGTAAAATATATTTTAGAAACCCACAAACAGGAGAATCTAAACCTCAATTATTCTATGAAAGAGAAGCTTTAGACATAGCTAATAGAACTCCTGGTTTCTATTCTTCAAGAGCTTTAGAACAAGTATCAGCTAGAGAATTTGAAAAAAGTGACAAGGCTAAAAAATTACAAAGTGAAATTGCAAGAAATAGAACTAAAGTTGATGAATATCAAAGATTGGTTGATAAAAATCCTAAAAATAAAGATGCTATTACTAATTTAGAATCTGCTAAAACTAAACTAGAAAAAACACAATCTAATTATAATAACTTACGTCAACAAACAGTAACAGATAGATTAAAAACTGAGGAAGGTTTAATTACATTACCTGGAGATTTAGAACAAAAAGCTAAAGGTGGAAGAATTGGATTTGCAGATGGTTCAGAAGATCCAGAAGATTCTGAAGATATTACAGAAACACAAACTGCTCAAACAAGACCTGTAAATGAACCTAGTAAATTAACGGTTCAACAATTAAGACAGTTATTACCTCCAGAAGTAGGTGATGATGTTATTAATTTATTATCAACTAGTACTGAAGCTCTTTATGATTTTGCAAATATAGTAGATTCAAATGATGTTATGTTATTTAACAAAAAATACGGAACTAATATAAATTTACCTCAAAAACAAACACAGGTAACACAACCACAGGTGTAACATCATGGATGAAGATAAACCTTTTGTCCTAAAAGTAATTGATACACTTGTAGATAATTATAATACTAATATTGAAAAAGACAGAGAATCCTTACAAGAAGGAAATGTTTTTGTACCTTTTGGTAGTTTAACTCCTTTCATTCCTGATCCTTTAAAAAGATTAGCTTACAATAGACTTAGAGAAACTGCATCTCCTGAAGCATTAGATGCTTTAGAAACTTACAAAGAGTCTATGATAGGTCAAATTGATAAAGGTATTCAAAAAGGAGCTTTTGATCTTACAGCTGCAGCTTTAAGTTTACCTGCATATGTAGCAGATATATCTACAGAATTATTAGAAGATAAATTTGGAATAGGAGAAGCAACAAAATATACAGATATTGTAGAACAAATAGTTCCTAAAATAGAAGTAGATTCGACCGTAGGAGAAATAGCTGCACTAGCTACTCAATTTGGTATTCCATCATCAGCGGCTCTTAAAATTGCAAATGGATTGTTTCAATCGAGAAAATTAAGCAATCTTCCTGGTTATGTAGATAAGGCAAAAGAATTAGCTAAAAGAGCATTGGTTTATGGTAGTGCAGAAGCAGGAGCTACATTTTTAGCAACAGATCCTGAAAGAATAACTACTGCCTCTGAAACTTTAGGTTTTATAGGTCCTTATGATAGAGAATTATCAGGAGCAGACAGAGCAAAACAAGCAATAGGTAGAAGATTTGTAGCTGCAGGAGAAGCTGGAGTATTGACAGGTGGTATTACTGCTGCTGCTCCTATGTTTCCTGCTTTAGCAAAAGCTGTTGGAACATCTGCGGCATATACTGGAGCTAAGGCTTTTCAATATGGTCAAACAGCATTAGGAACAGTGGTTAATCCTTTAGCAGATGTATTAGTTGGATCTGGATTTAAAATTATGGGTAAACAATATCCAAGTTTATTTGGAACTCAAGTACAAAGTGTTGCTGAAAAATTAGGTCAGGTTAAGTTTCCAAAGCTTCCTCCATTTAATGAATGGAGACAATATAGCACTGCTTCTGGAAACCAAACTCAAAAAACATTAGCTTATGTAGATCAATTTATTTTAGCTCCATTTAGATCAGAAGGATCTTTATATCCAATTACAAAACAATTAATGAGATTAAAAGATTCTGCCGTTAGTTCGGACATTAGATATTTAGAAAAAAATTTAGATGACATGGGTGTTTACATGGATGATATTGCAGATAAAATGAGAACTGGATTTTTTAATAAATTATCACCAGAATCATCAGCATTATTAGAACAAAAAAATAAAACTATATATGAATTTTTTGCTGGTTTAAAACCAGTAACTGCTTTAGATGCAGATATACGACAATCTGCGATTAATATTAAAGGAAGATTAAAAAAATTAAATAAATCTTTTTCAGATGTATTAGAAGATAGAAGTATTGCAAAAGCTTTTGCTGATGATGGTTTTAATTATTTAAAACAAAATTATTTAGCACTTAATAATTCTGCATTTATACCTGATGTAGAATTAAAAAATAAAGCAATAGAATCCGTTAAAAAATTAATTTTAACCGGTAAATTGTCTGATTTAAGATCTGATATTATTAAACAGTATGGTGCTACAAAAGCAACAACCAAAGATTCTAAATTTATGGCTGGTTTACAAAATGAAGCTGAAAAATTAATTACGGATATATTAACTACTGCTAAAGGTAATTTTTATGGAAAAACTTTAACTCCAGATGAAATTTTAAATAGAATAGCTAAACTTGTTGGAGTAGAAGAAAGTAATTTAATAGCAAGAGAACAAATACCACAAACAATTAAAAATTTATTAGGAAAATCTTATGATTATAGAAATGCTGTATTAGATACTGCATTACAATCTGCTAAAGGTACTTATAATAAATCTTTAGGGGATGCTTTATATGAAGAAGGATTAAAAAGTGGATGGTTATATGCTTCTCGTCCTGCTGGTAGAATTTCTGGGGATATATTAGGAACTGAACTTCAAAAAATTTCAATAAAAGAACCTTCTTTTACAGATAGAGGAAAAATATTTACTGAAGGTGTTTTTGCTGCAAAACCAATAGCACAAGCAATAATGGAAATGGATTCTAAATTAACTTCTGGGTTTAACATTCCATTGTATAAACAATTAATGGCTGCCAAAACTTCTGCACAGTATGCTAAAACTATTTTATCACCTACAACTCAAATACGTAACGTATCTTCTGGTCCTATGATGATTTTAAACTCAGGTATGTATGGAAGCAAAGCTAATATATTAGATTCATTAAAAATTATATCTCAAGATTTATTTCCAACTGGAACAAGTAGTAAAGAATTTTTAAATTATATAGAAGATGCTGTTAATAGAGGCATTTTAGATGAAAACGTTGTTACTAGTGAATTAAGATATTTATTTAATGCAACAAAAAGTAGAGATATGACTGTTGATGGTCTTATGAAATTGGTTACAGAAAGTAAATTTGGACAAAAAGCAACTTCTTTTTATCAAGCGGGAGATAATGTATGGAAAATTTGGTTAGATAAATCTTATCAAGACATGCTTACTCAAGTGTTTGATTATAAAAAAATATTTAAAAATGGAAAAGTTGTAGATGAATCTATAAACATGAAAAATGTTAAAGATTGGTTTAAAAATATTGCACAAATAGATTTTCTTGAAACTAGTTTTAAAACAGGAGCAACTAAAACCCCTGGAGATATATTAAGAGAAGCTTCTGCTCATTATGTAACAAATGTTCTTCCAACATACAGTAAAGTACCTCCTTTAATTGAAGCTGTAAGAAAATTACCTATTGGTAACTTTGTTGCTTTTCCAGCTGAAATACTAAGAACTTCAGCTATTAACCTACAATTTGCTACTAGAGAACTTGCAAGCAATAATGCAGTATTAAGACAAAATGGATTAAGAAGAATATTTGGAACTATGGCAACTAACTATGGTTTATATGCTGGATTATCTTCTGGATTAAGTGCTTTAACTGGAGTTTCAAAAGATATGGTAGAAGCGTATAGAAGATCTTTTGCTGCTCCTTATCAAAAAAATGCACAACTTTTACCTTTTTCTGGTTTAGATGATGATGGAAGTGGAAATTTTAAAATTAATGATTTTTCTTTTTATAATCCTTACAGTTACAACACTGCAGGATTAAGATCTTTAATTAATAATTATACTCAAGGTAAAATAAATCAACAAAATGCAAGTGACATTGTTATGAATATGTTTTTTGGAGATCCCTATAGTAAAACACCTGGTATTTTAGAAGAATATTTAAATCCTTATTTTGGTGAATCTATATCAACACAAAGAATATCTGATATTACTCTTAGAGGAGGATTATCAAAAGAAGGAAAACGTATTTATTATCCAACTGATAGTGGACTTGAAAAAATAAATAAAGGATTTGCTCATGTATTTTCTGGATTAGAACCTGGGTTTTTAACAACGGCAAGAAGAGTGTATAAAGGAGTTACAGAAGAGTTTACTGAATATGGAAGTGGTTATAATTCTACTCAAGAAATAGTAAAAGCATTTACTGGAATAAATGTGCAAGATACTAAACCTTTTGAAAGTATGCCTTTCATATTAAGTTCATATCAAAAAGATAATGAAAATATAGCTTCTAAATATAATAAAATGGTATTAGACCCAAGTAAAGAACCTAGAGATAGAGCTGAAGCAGCTAAACAATGGCTTTTAGATTCTCTTAAATCACAAAAAAAATTAAGAACTGTTTTAAATGATGCAGAAACTCTTAAAATGGATGAATCTGATTTAAATGATATGATTGAAGAAAGATTAAGATCTGGTGCTTCTCCTATTTTAGAAAATCAATTTAAAACTCCTACAATAAGTGAAAAAAGAATAGAAAATTTATTAAAAACTATGGAACGTACTTCTGAAACTATTTTTAAAAATCCATTAAAACAAGCAAAAGAAGAAATGATACAAAATTCTAATAATGTTATAGAGCAAATGTTTAATGAAGTAGAAGGATTTGATTTATCACAACCTGATTCAGAATTTGAAAAATTATTAAATGATGTTATTAGAGGTGAAAGAAGAGAATTAAAACCTATAAAAGAAAAACCTTTCTTTAGAAAAGAAAGTTTTGCTCCTAATTTAGGAACACAAGTGGCTAAAGCTAATGTTCCTGTTAGTCCACCAGTAAATCCTCAAGTTGTTCAAGTATCTAATCCATTAGCGGGTGTACTTACTCCTTCTGGCTTGACAAGAACTGAAACTGCTTTATTAAGTCCTACGGAACAACTAATAAGATTAGGTCAACGACAAACAGGACAAGTATAATGGGTAACGGAAAAGAACCAGAAACAACAGGTGAACATATTGTAGCTCTTTATGGCCATATAACTGGCGTAAAACGAGATATAAAAGAATTAAGACAAGAGTCTTCTGAAATGCATAACAAATTTGAAAAAAAATTTGATACATTGATTTGGTGGATCATTGCAGGTCTTGGTTCAACCATAACTATTTTAATAGGAATAGCTATTCATTTATCAAAATAAAGTATTGCATATGGGTTAAAAAAACTATATCAGGCGTTTATGGAGAATAAATTATTAGTACATAAACATTTAATCATAAGAGCTGAGGCTAAAAATCCTCCTATGGATGAAACTGTTCTTACTGAATGGTTTAAAAAATTTATAGATGAGATAGGTATGAAGGTTATGATGGGACCGTACGTTAAGTACTCTCATATGATTGGTAATCGTGGAATTACAGGTGCTGCAATTATTGAAACATCTCATATAGTAATGCACGTCTGGGATGAGCCCGACCCCGCCTTGCTTCAGTTTGATGTTTACTCATGCGGTGAATTTGATCCTGAAACAATATGTGAAAAAATAAAGAAAGATTTTAATACAACAAAAATTGAATATAAATTCCTCGATAGAGAACACAATTTAAAAGAATTACATAAAATAAGCTACTTGAAATCAGAAAATTAATTGTTATATATCCTTCAGGTTGCATCATGTGGATGGACCTATTAACTTGCTTAACAAAGGAGATAATAATGACTTTCAATTCATTATTCCCAAACAATGGTTTACTTGATGTAAACAAAATACAAAAAGAAATATTCAACGGATCAACAAAGTTTTTTGATGATGCGTTTGAAAATATTTTTGACACGTGGTCAAAAGTACAATCATTTCCATTCTATAACGTAGTAAAATACTCAAAAGGTAAATACGGTTTAGAAATCGGTTTAGCTGGATACAATAAAGAAAACGTACTTGTAGAAGTTAAAGACGGTATCTTAACAGTAGAAGGCAAAGTAGAAAATAAAAATGTAGACTATGTAAAACAAGGTCTAGCATTTAGAAAATTTTTCAAACAGTTTGAATTAGCTAAAGATGTGATAGTTGATGAAGCTGAAATGAAAGACGGTTTACTTAAAATTAAATTTGGTTTTAACGAACCTAAAGAAATTGAAGGCGTTAAAATAGACATTAAGTAATGATACCTTATAATGAGGAGGAGTGGAAATTTATATCCACTCCTTCAATTCTTCTCCCATAATTTGGGAAGCAATATCAATCTTCTTACGAAGAGCCTTTACGATTTTTTCATCTACTGTGTCCTCTGCTATGATATCAATATAAGTCATTTTTCTAGTTTGACCTGCTCTATTGATTCTAGCTTCTGATTGAGTTCTTTTTTCTAAATCATATCCATTAGAATAATAAATCATAACATTAGCAGCAGTTAATGTAATTCCATATCCACCCGTCTGTGGTGTACCAATTAAAAATCTAACTTTACTATTTTGATCCTGCATTAGTTTAATATTATTTTGTCTTTCTTCACTTGGAGTATCTCCATAATAAGTTACAAACGAATCAGCTCCATATTTATTTGTTATAGCTTTAACAATAGATTCAATATCATGTTTATAATGAGCCCATATAACAGCTTTGTTTTCTACTTCATCTAATATTTCCATTAAAGCATCTAATCTTTCATTTTTAATTTCTTGAACTACACCATCATCAGATTTAAAATGACCACAAGTTATTTGATGTAATCTCATTAATTGAACTAAAGCAGTAGCGGTTGTCATAAGTTTACCATCCATTTGTGCTAATGCTATTTCTTTCATAGATTCATATATCTTTTTTTGTTCTGAACTTAATTGAATAATTCTTTTTGTATATGTATAATCTGGTAAATCCAGGCAATCTTCTTTTAAAATTCTAAAAGAAAAAGGTTCTAGTTTTTCTGAAAGTTCTCCTAAATTTTTATAACCAACAATAACTTGAACAGATCTTCCTCCAAAGTTTGCAGTTTTTAAAATTGCATATCTGGTTTTAAATGCATAATAAGATGTGTAGTCTAATAAACCATCATCTAAGAATTCACATTGTTTGTATAAATCTAACGGAGATTTAGTTACTGGAGATCCAGTTAATATTCTTCTATATTTTGCAGATTTACCTAAACCAACAATAGATTTAGTTCTAATAGCATCTGGGTTTTTAATTGTAGTTGATTCATCTATTGCCATTAAAGTTTCATGGCAACTCATAAATTTATAAGCAAATTCTAAACCTTTTTTAGTTGAGAATGCTTCAACATTCATTACTAATATATGAAGATCTGTTCCAGGTTCAAATAAAGAATCTAATAATGTTTTTTGTGATTGATTAATATTAGATTTCCATAACACCATTTTCTTTTCTATATGCGTTGGCATATGATTTGGAATTTCTAAATCAAACCAGTTTTGATAGACACCTTTAGGAGCTATTATAAGAGCTCCATTAATTTTGCCTTTATCATAAAGCATGGCTATATTATCAATAAGAACTTTTGATTTACCAGTTCCCATTTCCATAAAATAAGCAAATGCAGCTTTATTCCATGACTTTTCTAACGCAGTTATTTGATGCGCATATGGTTTAGTTTTAAACTTGTAATGCATAATATTTTACTTTATCTTTCTATAAAAATACATTATATCACTATTATAATTTATATGTCAAGTAAAGAAAGTATGGACACAACTGTATATGTAATACAAGAATTACCTGGTACAAGAGTAGGACAACCTAAATTTAATATTATGGGTGCAGCTAAATTTGGTAAATTAAAAGTATTATTACCTGAATATTCACAAATGGTGTTGAGCCCAGGACCACTTATTTTAAAACTAAGATCTTTATTAAAAGATTATACAGAAAAAGATTATTTACTACTTACAGGTGATCCTGCAATTATTGGTGTAGCATGTTCTATTGCTGCAGATATTACAAATGGTAAATATAACCTATTAAAATGGGATAGACAAGAACAAGTTTATTATCCAATAGAAATTAACTTATTTGAGAAAGGTTTAGTTGATGAAAAATAATTTATCCTATATGTTGACATATAGATAAATAAGTAGTATATTAAATTTAAATGGGCAAATTAGAAAGAAAGTTAACAATAAACAGAAAGAAAAAATATGAATATAAACTTTGAACAAGACCAAACAGAATCTATTACACAGGTAAATGATGCTAAGTCTTTATCTGATCAAGTTATTAAATTAAAAAACCTTGAAGATAAAATTGCTTTAGCAGAAGCAAATTTAAAAAAATTACAAGAAGAGGCAGATATTCTTTCTGGTGATGTCATTCCTACAATGATGCAAGAAATGAATATCTCAACATTGAAATTAGCAGATGGTTCCGCTGTAGAAGTGAAACCCATCTACGGTGCTTCTATCTCCGCTGAAAGAAAAGAAGAAGCATTTAACTGGCTTCGTACAAACGGCCTAGGTGATCTTATTAAAAATGAGGTTACCGTTTCTTTTGGCCGCAACGAAGATAACAAGGCAATTGCTTATGCAAACCTTGCGGCAGAGAATGGATATCAACCGGCCCAGAGATTAAAGGTTGAGCCCATGACTCTCAAAGCATTAGTCAGAGAGCGTATTGAAGCTGGGAAAGATATGCCCTCTGACTTATTTAATGTGTTCGCAGGAAACAGAACCAAAATAATAAGGAAATAAACATGAACAAAGCACAAAGCACGATGGAACAAGGGACAAAAAAGTCCAATGCAGTGACTGAGAAAGTAGCTGCAGGAGCTTTAGCTGTTAGTCTGTTTGAAGCAGACGCAGATAAAGGTCTAGGTAATATGGGTCATGAAGACCTAGCATTACCTTTTCTTAAAATACTAGGACAATTATCTCCAGAAGTTAATAAGAGAGATGGTAAATATGTTCAAGGTGCGGAACCTGGAATGATTTATAACTCTGTTACAGGAGAATTGTTTGATGGTGAAAAAGGAATCGATGTCCTACCATGTCATTACAAATTAGAATATATTGAATGGCAAGATAGAGGTGAAGGTTCTGGGGCTCCAGTTGGAATCCATTCATCGTCAAGTGATATACTTACAAAAACAAAAAGAGATGGTTCTTTCAAAGATAGACTTCCTAGCGGAAACTATATTGAGAAAACTGCAAGTCA